AAGGAGAAAAAGTATATGATTCACAAGAGATTCAACAATTATGGAAAAAAGGACAAATTGAGTTTGGATCAGTTACGCTTGATTCGGCAGGATATGTTGCTAGATACGCCGCTAAAAAACTCGTTCACGGAAAAGACGATGAACACGATTATCATCCAATACATAGAACATCTTGCAAAAGAGCAATCGGAAGATCTTGGATTGAAAAGTATTATCAACACACATTCGACCACGGGTTCGTAGTATTACCTAACGGACAAAAATCAAAAATTCCAAGATATTATGTAGATTGGTTAAAAAAAAATCATCCTGAAAAATGGGAAAAATATGTGACAACAATTAGACTTGACCTACAAAATAAAGGACAATTAAAATCAAAAAAAGATGAATTAGATTATTTCGCAACATTACTTTCTTATAGGGGCGACGGTGCTCCACGTCCCCTCACTAGATCTAAAGTTGAAGAAACAATACTAAAATCAAAATTCAAACAATTACAAGAAAGGCTCAAACTATGAACTTAGGAAACCGTTATTCACAACACTCGTTTGCTCAAGTACCACAAGCAAACATCCAAAGATCTCAATTCGATCGCTCATTCGCAGCAAAAGACACCTTCGACTTCGATTATCTAGTACCATGTTTCATTGATGAAGTATTACCTGGAGATACAATCAACTTAAACGTAAAATCATTCGCACGTCTAGCAACGCAAGTAGTTCCACTTTTAGACAATATGTACTTAGAATACTTCTTCTTCTTCGTACCTAACCGCTTAGTCTGGGACAACTGGGAAAAATTTAACGGAGCACAAGACAACCCAGGAGATTCAACTTCTTATCTTGTTCCAACTATTACTGTAAACAACGGCACAGGCTTCGCAGTAGGTTCAATTTACGACAAATTAGGTATTCCTACACAAGTCGATGATATAACTATCAATGCATTACCATTAAGAGCATACAACCTTATATATAACACCTGGTTTAGAGACGAGAACTTACAAAACTCTTTAACAGTATCAAAAACAGACGGACCCGACGCTGACTCACTATATACACTACAAAAAAGAGCAAAAAGACACGACTACTTCACTTCGGCACTACCATGGCCACAAAAAGGGACCGCCGTTCAACTTCCACTAGGCAATCAAGCACCTATTCTTGGTCTAAATATGCCATTCAATGGCTCAGAATCAGGAAACAATTACGCCCAAATCAGAGACTCAAACGGTGCTCTTAAACGACTGGCGGCTAACGGAACATATTTATTCGGTTCTGGTTCTAATTCCGGCACAGGAGAACTAGTCGCCGACCTTTCCGCCGCCACAGCAGCTACAATAAACCAATTTAGACAAGCTATAATGATGCAATCATTAATAGAACTAGATGCACGCGGTGGAACACGATATGTGGAAATTCTGAAATCTCACTTTAATGTAATTTCACCTGATTTTAGATTGCAACGTCCAGAATTTCTATCATCAGGAAGAACTATGATGTCACAACATCCAGTCGCTCAAACCTCAGGAACACCTGTAAGCGGCACACCACAAGCAAACCTTGCCGCATTCACAACAGCCGCAGAGTTCTCAAATAAAATAGGCTTTACAAAATCATTTGTAGAACACGGTTATGTGATAGGATTAATTCAAGCACGTGGAGACGTAACATATCAACAAGGTCTTAATAAACTTTGGTCACGCTCAACTAGATATGATTTCTTCTGGCCTAAACTTCAAGAACTTGGAGAACAAGCAATCCTTAATAAAGAAATCTATATCCAAGGTACTTCAGCGGACAATAACATATTCGGATATCAAGAACGCTATGCCGAATATCGATACCGCCCTAGTGAAATCAGAGGCCAATTCAGATCAACCTTCGCACAAACTTTAGATGTATGGCATTTAGCAGAGGAATTTAGTTCGTTACCAGCTCTAAACTCTACATTTATCCAATCAAACACTCCAATCGAACGATCTTTAGTAGTGACAACGGACTATCCCCACATTCTTATCGATTATTGGTTCGATTACAAACACGCTCGCCCAATGATGACTTACGGTTTACCAGCAACCCTAGGACGGTTCTAATGGGTTTCGACTTCGGAGGCTTCCTAGAAGATGTCGCTCCAATAGCACTAACAGTCGGCGGTTATGCTGTCGGTGGCCCTATGGGCGCAATGATTGGAGCAGGAATAGGATCTTCTATCTCAGGAGCAAAGGCTAATAGAGAAAATAGAGAGCTTGCTGGTGAACAAATGGGCTTCCAAGAAAGAATGTCTAATACTGCTCATCAAAGACAAGTTGCAGACTTAAAAGCAGCAGGACTTAACCCGCTACTTTCAGGTACAGGGGGAGCTTCAACTCCCCAAGGAGCTTCGGCAACTATGCAAAATATTGGAGAAGGAATTTCAAACTCCGCTCAATCTTTATTGTCAGCACATCAACAGCAGCAACAGATCGACCTTCAAACTACTAAACAAGAAGCAGAGATCGGTAATATTACAAAAGATAATCAGCTTAAAGAAGCTCAAAGACAAAAAACGTTAGTTGACGCAGAGGTCGCTCGTAAAGGCTTACCAGAATCAGATCTTAAAAATAAAATATACCAAAAATTAAAAGATCAGTTTCAATCAACAGCAAAAGAATTTAAAGGAATATTAGATTCAAAAGAACCCGAAAATTTCGGAGTAAAACTTTCCCCTGAAGCATTAGAAAGAATGAGAAAACAATCAATTCAAGAAATGAACGATAAACAATTAAAACTACCTACAGATATAAGAAGTAAATGGTAAAAGGAGAAAATATGAAAGTAATCGAAAAACGCAAAAATGGTTCAATCAGAGTATACACAGTCAATAATGAGCCTTCTATGACAGATCAACAATTTAAAGATGATTGTGACGTAAACTTCATTGTGAACAAATTCACAAAAACAGGACACCTTACACATCTCGCAAAATTTCAAGGAATGTACGCAGACGTCTCAGCGATTCCAGATTTAGCAGAAGCAATGCAAATAGTATCAACAGCTCAAACAGCGTTTGACACACTACCGGCAGAACTACGTAGTAGGTTCGGCAATTCACCAGTTAATATGGTAGAATTTGTCAACGATGTTAACAATAAAGACGAGGCCATAAAATTAGGCCTTATACCACAACCACAAAAAGAACAAAAACAAGACATAAAAACAGATGATAACAAAACATAATTCGCGCGCGATTCAACGTGTGCGCATAATTTTGTAAATCATCATACTAGTCTTGTTCTCAACTCCCGCACGATGCGGGAGTAAAGACAAAAGCGACGCCTGAGCGCGGGCAGGATGCCCTAGAACAGAGGGTGTTAGGGAGAGACTTCGTGCTCTCCCTTAAAATTTCAATAAAAATAAGTCCGAAACTTGACACAAAATAAAAGCGTTACATATTAACGGAACGATAAAGGCAATCGAGCCTTATTAAAACAAAAGGAGACCACAATGGTTCTAAAAACGTTCACAATCAGAGATTCTAAAGGGGAGTTCTACTCACCGCCTTTCTTTCAAAAAACTCATGGCGAGGCTGAGAGAAGCTTTAAACAGCTAGTACAAGATCAACAATCGCAAGTCTCTAAATTCCCAGAAGACTATGATCTTTACTACATTGGAGAATTTGACGACAATACAGGCAAAATGGTGGTGACAGATACACCACAACACATTGTCAAAGCAGCTAATCTGCTATCGTAGGGCATATATGTTCCTTGTTGTAATATGCCCTACTGACAGAAATGATTAAAGTCTAGGTCATAACAACCGATAAAAGTTGACAACAAAGGAGCTATATGGAAGATTTTAAAAATAAGCCCAAGATACCCTTTCTTGTGCTTATAAAATTAATTATAGACGTAGTCCGCAAGATTAAAAAAATTCTTTAGGGACACCTTTTATGGCTCTGGCCCCGTAGCTAACGGGGCAACTTCTTTAAAGGAGACAATATGAAACGTAGACCCATGAAACGATCAGCTTCTCAAAATCATTTCAAAAAAAATA